CCTCCGATAACTTCAATCTTATACTTTTCAAGTTTTCCGTTATAAGCTACTCTTTTATCTATTCCTTTTTTTGGACGTCCAGCCATAATATATTATTTGTTTGTTTATATTCCTTTGGTATTTTATCAATGATGCGCACACGCCAGCATCCGATTGCATTTTCCTCAACTACTCTAAAATTACTCGGCAAAGTTACAATACAATTATCATACTGCCGAACTATTATAAACTTCGGATTTTGGATTGTGTTAATGTGAGATATTTTCATTTTGCAAACCTACAAATAAACTTTTATATAAAAAAATTTTTTTATTCGAAATTAGATTCTATATTTGCCTCATCAAACTTTAAAAACATTTAACATGAACAGATTTCAAAAAAACGATTGGCAGTATTTAATTGCGTTTGGCGCAGCAGTATGGTTTCTAACTCAAATAATATTTAGATACTAATGAAAACATTTAACCTTACTTCTTATCACACCGGTGGCATTATTAAAACCGTTAAAGCTAAATCTTTTTTGGATGCTAAAAATGAACTAGAATCAAAAGGGTATGATTGCCAAGATGATTACTATTTAGAAACAGTTGAGGAACGTGCTAAATTTGATGCGCTTCCATCAAGAACTATTTACATTGACGAAATTAGATAATTATGAAAACAGCAATGCAGGAGTTATTCTCACGATTAGAAACAGAACATCCGAATTTATTTAACTTACATTCGGTAGATGGTAGAAAATTTATAAATGATTACTACCAATTTTTAGAACTAGAAAAGCAACAAATTATAGATGCTTTTGATGTAGCTTGTGAAGATCAAAATAGAATAGGAAAAGAGTATTATAATCAAACCTTTAAATAATTATGAATTACGACAATCTAGTATTAGGAGTTGGCAACAGTAGCCACCCAGCGAACCAAGAGGAAACTGAATTGGAGTTGACTATTGAGGAGCAAATGGAAAATGAGATTTGCGATTTAGAACGCAAAATCAGAGATTTAACAAACCGCATCAAATACCGAGAAGCGGTCAACAAGAAAATAGTTGAACTTTGCCAAGCGGTGTGTGGCGACAATACGTACATTTTTAACAAACTAAAAGAGATAAAATAAAATGGAAGATTTAATCAGATTTCAAGCGGAACAATTAAACGCATTAAGAAAAGAAAATGAGCGTTTAAACAATGAACTCAGACAAGCTAGAGAATTAATGCAAGCACTTATAAACGATTGGGAAGTGCAAGATGCAGAAGTTTTAGAAAATAGACAACTAGACCAGGCGACTAAAGTCTTTGACGAGATATTCCAGAACCCTATTGCTCAACTTAATAACTTATACTAATGGAAACACTATTCAACTTCATAGACACGCACCCGTTTATTTCGGGCGCAATAGCTTTTTACGTTTTATTTTACTGCATTTTCTTTTATTATACCATCACTAAAATAGATGAAATAGTCCAAGTTTGGGATGAAGATTGGAAAGAGGGTAAAGAAGATAATTTCGACGAGTTATGCTAATCATATCACAAACAGAAACCCACAGCACAACAAGAGCGTTTTCTGAGCAGTCTGGAATACCTAGACACCTTTTAGACGCAAAGTTAGTGCGGTTAGGTATCAATCATAGCGGGTACGTTTCCTTTGCAAATCAAGAATACCTACAAGAGATTTACATCACAGAGGGTAAAGATAAATTTATATTGACTTTTAGTCGATTAAATTTTGACGATAAGATTTAATTTACTACTTTCGCTAAACAATCTGGTCAGAGATTGAAACAAAACTATAATCTATCCTGACTTTGCCTATGCTGACCCGTAGGATTTAAGTTAGGATTTTTTAATTAAACATTATGAGCAAACAAGAGATTTTTCAAGACCTTTCAATTGAGTACGATGTATATCTAGGTAACGAGATTGAAATACTATCTATCCAAACTTTGTCAGGTAGAGATGTAACCGAGATTATAACAGATGAACATTTGGCGGAACTAATAACTGAAATACAAGATTATGAGCGCAAATAACGAAATGTTCTTGCGTATGCGAGAAGATGACTTTAACAACTTAGATAACGACACAAGGGCGTTATTTACTTATGTAGAAGTTAGGGAATTAAACGAGTGGAAAAACCACAAAGACGATGTGAAATATCTAGCTTATAAAAAAGCTGAACGCAAAGCAAAAGAAGAAACACAGAAATATTTATTTAATCTTAGACATAACAATTAATATCTTATCTTATGAAAAACATTGCAACCGCTTTATTAAAAGCACAGTCAGAAATGAGCAACCCGAAAAAAGGTGCTACAAATCCATTCTTTAAAAGCAAATACGCAGATTTAAACGCTATTCGTGAGGCAGTAATACCAACGCTAAATGCAAACGGAATTAGCGTATTGCAGCCGATTGTTCACGTAGATGGTAAAAACTTTGTTAAGACTATTTTGCTTCACGAAACTGGCGAAATGCTAGAATCATTAACCGAAATAGTTTACAACAAAATAAACGATGCACAAGCGCAAGGCAGCGGAATAAGTTACGCACGTAGATATTCGCTTCAATCATTCGTTTGCGTTGGCGCAGATGATGACGATGGACAAAAGGCAGTTGAACCAAAACCAAACGCCACAACTGAAATACTAAAAAAGGCTAAAGATGGTGGCTTTTCATTGGAGCAAGTTAAAACCAAATACAACATAACACAACAACAAGAAACAATTTTTATTAATCTTTAATTTTTTATTTATGGCGCAGTCTTATTATGGTTCAATCGATTTTAGTAAATTAATTGAACAAGCTAAAAGTGGTAACAAAGCATTTAGTAAATCCGAAAACGGAAAAATCTATTTAAACGTGCGATTGTACGTTAACGATGAAGTTGATAAATTTGGAAATGTAGCTTCTTTTCAATCAAACTTTAAAGGAGCAGCAAAAGAGGACAAGTTTTATTTTGGAAATATGAAGGAATCAACTCCTATTGATACTCCAATAGCAGTTGCAGATGTACCGGAAACAGATGATCTACCATTCTAATTAAAAAACGCCTCGTTAATTCGGGGCGTAATTTATTTTATGAAATACAAAATAATTTCCAGCGTAGAGAACGGAAATCTTAAACGCAACCGGGAGCAAGTTAAACAAGCGATTGCAGAGTTTGAGGGTAAAAACATTGTTATTACTATTGAGAAACTTAAAAAGAGCCGTTCTAACAATCAAAACGCATTTTATTGGGGCGTTGTTATTCCGATTGTACAAAGTGGCTTAAAAGATGCTACTGGAGAGTTCAGAAGTGCGGATTCAATTCACTACGGGATATTACTTCCGTTATTTGCTCCAAGTAATGAGATTGTAAATATTGATACGGGCCAAGTGCTATCGGAGAAAATTAGTTCTAGCGAAATGAGTACGGTCCAGTTTATGGAGTACGTTATGGAGGTTCAGAAATGGAGCGCAGAATTTTTAGGAGTTGATATCCCAAATCCGAATGAAGAAATTTTATTAAATTTAGATTGATTATTTAGAATTTATTTTTATATTTGCGTTGTAGTTGGCTTCTCACATTATACCAACTTAAAGGAATTACATAACTCCTATAATGAAACCGAAGTGAGAAGCGGTGGATTTATGGGAGTTTTCTGTTTAAATTTATAATTATGGCTGAAAATAAAAAATCATTTGTACTATATTCAGATAGTCAAGGTTTAATAAACCAACTTCCAGATGATGTTGCTGGGCGTTTGCTAAAGCATATTTACGCTTATGTAAACGATGAAAATCCCACAACAGATGAATTGCTTTTAAATATTGCTTTTGAGCCAATTAAGATGCAATTAAAAAGGGATTTGGTTAAGTACGAAAAGAAGCGTGAGCAGTGGAGTGAGGCAGGTAAAAAATCCGCAGAGCAACGAGCGTTAATAAAATCCAACGAAAGTCAACGAACGTTAACGAACGTTGATTCCGTTGCAACGGTTTCAACTGTTAATGATAATGTTAATGTAAATGTTAATGTAATATCTAAAGATATTAATATACCTACTTGGGATTTGTTTTTAGCCTACGGAAAAGAAAAAGAACCAAGCGTTAAAATATCCGCATTAAAACACAAGTACGATGCGTGGGTTGTTAATGGATGGAAAAACGGAAATGATAAACCTATCAAAAATTGGAAATCCGCTTTGCTTCAAACATTAGCATATATTGAAAAGGAACAAAAGCCAAAAGATAATCATATACCATTACGAATATGAGCTGGAGAGAAGATAACGCCATTAAACGCATTTACAACGTATTTAAGCGAAGTAAAGTTTACCAAGAGGATGTTAACGCACTAAAGTTAATTTCAAACAGCATAGATGAACAGGATAAAAGTATTGCAAACGATAATTTATTATTCGCTAAATTACTTTCAATCCAGCTTAGGCAAAATTTGGAGCATTACGGATCGATGGAAGTGGCCCTAAAAAAGATTGATGATGAACTAAAAAGGCCTTTGAACTATCACTCTCAAATATTACAGAAAACTTTTAATCACGTGGAATTTGATTCCTACTTAAAATCGATTGGAATTAATGTTAATTTCGTACACTCGAAAGCGGATGGCAAAAACAACGATGATATAATAATTAAGCAACAAAAAGAGATTGCTAAAAAGTTTATAAAGGATTGGAGTTTTGAGCAGGTTGAGAAATCATTTTACAAAACCGCAAATCAAATAATTAAAAACATAAATTACTATGAATGATATAAATTTTGATGATCTCCTGCAAGATGCTCCAGTTGAATTTAATTTTGGCCAACTAGAAAACGATTGCTTTGTTGATTTGTCCCTAGAGATGCCAAAACCCGAAATTTTACTTTCAATAGGGCAGCACGAATATAAAAATAAAATGTACGATACTGCGATAATGACCGCTGGAGAGTTTTCGGCAATAGTTGCAGAATCAAAAGCAAAGAAATCTTTTTTAAAATCGGGATTGATAGGGTGCTATATTGGAGGCAATGCCTCAACACTATTCCCAAACATAAAAAGCCACCGAGATAAAGAATATCAAATACTAGATTTCGATACTGAACAAGGTAAATTTTACACGCAAAGAACTTTTAGAAGAGTGCAGGATATTAGCGGAGCAGTTTATGAGCATTACAAAGGTTATGCAACCCGGAGTTTATCATCTAGTGAAAGGTTAGGACTTATTGATTATTGCCTTAAAAACCAAAAAACACTTTACAAAAAAGAAGTTAAATTAATTGCGATTGATGGGATTGCCGATTTAGTTGAAAACACTAACGATATTGTAATGAGCAAACAAGCCAGCGACTATATTTTGAAGTGGACCAACGATTATAACATTCACGTGATAGCAATTATACACAAAGCGGCTAGCACCGGAAAACCTTTAGGACACTTGGGAACTTACGTGCTAAAAAAAGCTGAAACGGTTATAAACCTAGATGTTAATTCAGATCGAAGCGTTACAGTTACAAATCCATACTCACGTGGTTATCATTTTGACCAATTTAGTTTTGATATTAATAAAAACGGACTCCCGTACTTAATCGAATAATATGCCAAGATGCCTAAACTGCAAAAGTAAATTTACACCAACATATTTTTTGGCTAAGTTCTGCAACGATGAAAAATGCGTTGACGCTTCAATAAAGTACGCTAGAGCGAAAGTAAAACAAAATGCGAGTAAAGTATGGCAAAAAGAAAAACAATCGCTTAAAACCGCTTTAAAAACGTTAACGCAATTAGAGAGCGAGGCTAAAAAATCATTTCAAAAATTTATTCGGTTGAGAGATGCGGATTTGGATTGTATTTCCTGCGGAGTAAAAACCACCGAGTTATGGGATGGCGGACACTATAAAAAAGCCGAGATATATTCCGGAGTTATTTTCAACGAAATGAATTGCCACAAGCAATGCCGCAAGTGTAACCGCTTTTTAAATGGTAACGAATTAAATTACAGACTAGGTTTAATTGCTAGGTACGGAACGCAGTACGCAAATGATATTGAACAACTAGCAAACGACACAAGACAGTTAAAATTTACACGTGAGCAGCTAATCGCTAAAAAGTTACAGTACGATATTAAGTGCAAAGAACTGTTAAAATTGAAATAAAATTAGTTTGATAAAAAAATTCTTTTAATATTTGCTCAAACATTAAATTTTAACATTATGAGAAAACAATTTTACATCTGGACAGAGCAGAACCAACACTCTGAAAATTATTACAGAACAGAGGAACACGCTAAATTAAGGGCAGAGTTGAAAGGTTACGAAAATTACGAAATTAGAGAAGTTTATACACGATGAAACCATCTGAATTAAACTTATCAATTACGCCAAAACTTTCAAAGTTGGGCAGACCTTATCGGCTTTCAGCTATTGCAAAGAATTTACAAGTGCCTAGCAAGTGGATTAATAAAGTTGAGCATTGGCATTGGTACTATTTTTTTATTTACACAGATGACAATAGCTTCTTTGGATTTGAATTTGATTACAACGATAAATTAGTTAAAAAATTAACACACGAAGAAACTTTAAAACTATTTACAAATGGCTGATATATCAAAATGCAACGACCACCTTTGCCCCTCAAAAGATATTTGTTATCGGTTTACTGCACCAGCGGGATTTAGACAAAGTTACATTAACACCAACCGAGAAGCAGACGCTTACAACTGCGATTTATTTTGGCACAATGGCACTTGTAAATACTGCGGACAAAATGAGGGAGTTCACAAAATGAGTTGTGAAGCTAGAAAAATTCAAATTAACCTTTCACAACAAGATAAACCCTAAAATTTGGGGTTTATGTAACAACAAAAAGTAATATGACACCATTACACTACACCTCAGGGCAAGATTACGATTTAATAGATATTGCCTCGCATTACAACCTTAATTTTTTCCGATTTAATGTATTAAAATACATTTGCCGAGCTGGAAAAAAGCAAAACGAATTACACGATTTAGAAAAAGCAGTTGATTACCTCCAGAGGGAAATTAAAAATATTAGAGAAACCCAATTAAAAGAAATAGAGAATGGATAACAGATTAGATTTTTTTAACACGCTAAATAAATATTTAGAAACACTAACAGACGATGATGCTTTAATGTTTATACATCATAACAAAAAAGACGGAGATGCTTTAATGTCTTTAGTTGGAGATTGGGAATTGCTATCAATACTATTTTCTGTAAATGGATATACAAATTTACCTGATGATGAATCACATTCATATTATGAGGTAAAGAAAATGATTTTAAATACAGCTTATAATATTTGCTTAGCTGATGAAGAAGCAAAAAACAGGTTTATTAATAATTTAAAATAAATTAGTTATGAGTAGAATAAATTACAGAAATTATCCTACAATCGAAATGATTGGAGATGTTGAAAATAAAAAACACAATATAAAAGTATATCAAGAAGATACAGAATCTTCAAGACAAAACGTTGATGAAATTTTAAAAATAACTAAAGAAACTTTAATAAAAAAAACAAAAGTAACTTCTGTTTCAAAGAATTTTGTTGATACTGTTATTTATTCTTTTGATAAGATTGCAGACATAATAAACAAAGATATAAAAGACGGGCAAAGAATAATATTAGAAGAATCTTTTATAATAGATGGATTTATAATTCATACAGTTCAAAGATATTCTTTAATGGAGTTTTATGTTAAGACTTCTGTTTTTGCTAAAGATGGTTATTTAGTTGGGGTATATTATACTGATAAACCTCATTCATTTAATTTTTTATGGGAAACTAGAACTCAACCTTATTTTTATTCAATAAACAAAAACCGATATAATTTAGCAATATATTTTACAAAAATAGTTTTAAATATTTCTTATTTTAAAAAATATGCATCTGTTGAAATTATAGAATCTAAAGCTAAAACAAAACGAAATTTATTTGGGTGTAAGTATTTAAACGAAACAGATTTAGACATTGAATATTTAGACAGTAAGTGGTTTACAACTTTGGTGAACGATAAAGGATTTAAAGTTCGTGGTTTTTTTAGATTGCAACCTAAAAAGAAAGATGGAGAATGGACTAAAGAATTAATTTGGATTGATGAATTTGAAAAAAAAGGATATTTAAGAAAAGCAAAATTAACAATTAACAACTAAAAAATGAAAGCAGTACTAACAACAGACACAAAAATATTCCAGCTTTACATTTTACAAGAAAATCTAACTTTTAAAGATGCTAGACAAATTTGTAGAAAATCCGATTTAGATGGAACAATTTACGATGATATAATTGATTTAGATCCAAAGCAAAATGTTACCGACTGGGTGCGAGATAGAATTAAAAGTAAAACATTAGAAAATAATTAATACCTTTGAATTATGAAACGAATAATTTTATTACTAGCAATAGCGTTATCTAGCTGTTCAGCAGATGAAACAAGCACAACTCCGCAAGAGGAATTAAACTGTAATTGCTCAACTATTTTAGAAGCAAATGTATTTGGACTTCCAACCGGGCAATCATTTACCGCAGGAGTGATGTCAAATGATTGCACAGGAGTACAAAGAAATTTTAATCTTAACGGGGTTTATAGAGTAGGGCAAAAAATATGCAATTAATGTGATTGAACAACTTGCACAACGAGATAGCGACTGGCGATTGATGGCTTTTAAAATAACAAAAGACAAAGACCTTGCTGACGATATCGTGCAGGAGATGTATCTAAAAAGCGTTGACTTTAAAAATGTAAGAAAAATTGATTGGTATGTTTACTTTGTTCTTAGAAATCTTTTTTACGATAGTTTAAAGACAAAAGAAATACTAATCGATGACTTTACAAAGTTTGAGATTATTGAAGATGAAAATGATAATAATATAGGGATTGATTTTTTTAAAACTAAAGAAGAATTAGAAGAATTATTGCAAACAGTTAGTTGGTTAGAGCGTACGGTTGTTTATCGTTCTCATATTGAAGGACAAAGAAAGCTTGCAAGAAATAGCGGTATTCATATTCAAACAATACATAACATAAATAAAAAAGCAAAAGAGAAACTAATATGTCAAATAAAAAACCAAAACTTGGAACAATAGTTAAAGAAATCACAGAGGCAGTCGGAATAAAGCAATGCGCCAAATGTGAGGACAGACAGTTTACAATGGATAAATGGACTCACAAAAAGCCTATTTGTAAAATCGATTGTAAGGACTGCCAAGCGTTTAATAGTGATAATCCTAACATCCCAGCACTATACTTAAAATACTTCGGCTTGGATAACACCAACACCAAAAGCGAAAAGATAATGGCGATAATGGTAAAGGATTTGAATAAATTGTTTAACGATGAGCAAACATAAATACATAGAAACACCCGAAAGGCTTTTAGAGTATTGGGATGAATATGTAAAAGCCGTTAAAAGCAAACCTATTATAGTCAAAGACTGGGTTGGTAAAGACGCTATGGACGTTTATAGAGAAAAAGAAAGACCTTTAACTCAACAAGGTTTTGAAGTTTGGATGTATAAGACTTATAAAATAACAGTAGGTCAATACTTCGATAATAAGGATAAAGCATACAACGAATATGTTGCTATCTGTTCGCATATTGTAAAAGAAAGACAAGCCGACCAAATCGAGGGGGGTATGGCTGGAATATACAATCCGAGCATAACGCAACGATTAAACGGGTTGACCGAGCAGGTTCAAAATACTATAATTGCAGAACAACCACTATTCCCAGACTAATGTTCATTCGAACCACAGTAATAAATAAAATACTCAATTTGACAAAATTTGTCAAAGGAATACAAGGAGGCACTTCAGCGGGTAAAACGTTTGCGGTGCTTCCTATTTTAATTGATATTGCAACCAAAAACGCACTAACAGAGATTAGTGTAGTCGCTGAATCAATCCCGCATTTAAAGCGTGGTGCGATGAAAGACTTTAAAAAGATAATGAAAGAAACAAATCGATGGTTTGACCAACGATGGAACGCAACAGACTTTAAATATACCTTTTCAAATGGTAGTGAAATAGAGTTTTTCTCAGCAGATAACGATGCAAAGTTGAGAGGCGCAAGGCGTGATTATCTTTATATGAATGAAGCGAACAATATGGTATTTCACGCATACACCGAACTAGCTTCACGAACTAAATTAGGAGTGTACCTAGATTGGAATCC